TACTTCACCAGGAATAATCATAGCACCTTTTTCAAAAAGATGGTCTGATACTTTTTCTACTTGATTTTGTAGAATAGATTGTGATTGTGTTAATTCTCTAGCCTGTACAGCAAATGACGGTCTAAAAAGTATTCTATGAAACTTTTTTGACTCATTGAAGTCATCATAGTAAGGTGAGAGATTAAAGTCAGTTGGACTTGGCATTTAACTCTCCTAAAATTCTATTACCAGTTTTATATTCTCTGTTTGGTCAGCAGCTCTTGTAATAGGCGCTCTGTTCTCAATGTAAAGAATATCACCAGAGTCAGCGTCAATTTCAGGATTAGAATAACCACTTGTAAAAGACTGACTGTTAATTGTACTAGTTGATGTAGTTGGTGTTCCGTTTGCACTTGAAGTTTGTCCTGTAACTACATTCTGTCCACTAAATGCTGTTAGGTTTCCGTTTGCGTCAACACCCTCATCATTATGTCTAGTTTGTATGTAATATAAAATACTGTTTACTGAATCCCATTCTACAACTTTACCAACTGCACCTGTAGAGGCTTGGTTGATTTCTTCATCAACTGTAAATGTTCCTGAAACACCTGAAAGATTAATTGCTTTTGTACCTCTTAAAGTTGTTGTTGTAGAAGCTGAACCACCTGAATTTGGATCCCTAATTAAAGTAATTTTTCTAAAGTCGTTTGCAACTGTAAAGTCACCTGTGTTTGAACTTTCTGTTCCTTCAAGTGATGTATTCATCATTACATAAAAACCACCTAATTCTTCTACTGCGTTAAATCCGTGACCACCTTTTGGTTCAATAATACAATCTAATTCTGCACCAACAAGGTTTGTTGCACCAGCGGCTACGATTTGTGCATTTGAAATTGTTGCGTAAGTGTAACCTGTTCCTTTGTTTGTAACTGTAACTGCTGTAACTGCACCTGAAGTAACTGTAACTGAAACTGTTCCGTTTGAACCGTCACCTCTCATTGCGATACCTGTATGTGTGCCTTCAGCACCACCTGAACCAGCAGTTTTAATTTTTACAATATTAATTGCACCATCAACAGCGTTTGATGAAACATCTGAATTTGTAGCAACTGCCATAAAATCTGTAGATAAAAAGTTTGCTTGTTGTGAAGCAGTCAAAGTGTACATGTATTTCCATCTATAACCATCAGCAGTTGAAATAATAGTTGAAGGTGGAGTAGTTGTTGGTTCTACTGTTGAAGCTGCGTTATTATTATTATCTAAACATTTGTAAACATTTCTTTCTGTAGTTAATACATAAAATGCTGAGTCATGTAAAGTTGACGCACCACCATTAGCTGCAATAGCAGTTGTATTACCAGTTTGATAGTCGCCGTAATCATGTCTGTAAATATCGTATGTTGTTCCTGTAGTCCAGTTTCTTCTTGGTACTGCAAAAGTAATATCTGTTTGAGTAATTTTTTTAGCCGCCAATAAATCGTCATAAGGGAATGATTGTGCATTAACATTATCTGCTGGTGTAATTGGAGCAGCGTCTGTTCCCTCGTTGTTTGTTCTTCCATCTGCTCTTGTAGATGTAGCAAAAGGTTGAGGTCTTCCGATACCTAGGTAAAATGTATTACCTGAAGCTTCAGAAAAAGCCTCTGAAAACTGTTCACTATTATGAATTCTAAATCTGTCTGTTATTATTGCTGGCATATTATTTTAACTCTTCCTTAACTATATTTATACAAGTTATCATTATGGTTTTGTCGGCCATGTTACATTCTCAACTTTTTCTACCGTATCAAGACCATTTGTCAAATCTCTTAAATTTGTTCTATAAGTCGTCATATCAGAGGACATTGTTACATCTGAATTACCTAGATAATCCGTTTCTGCAAGTTTACCGTTTCTGATATCTCTTAATTCTTGTAACGCTCTATCTAAAGCTGCATTATTCCATGCTGTTTCTTCAGCGTTTAGAGTTGCCTCTTCAGCGTCTGTCATCTGTCTTGTAACACCGTTTATTGTAATATTTCTAGGCATTATAATACTCCGTATAATCTAACTTGTGCTTTTTGTATATCTCCAGCAGCAAATTTAAGTCTAAAATAGTTAATAGTTTGAGCGTTATCATCTCTAGCAACACCAAAGTGGTTTCTTATATTATCAGCATTACCTGATACATCATTACAAGTTGTATGAGTAACTAAAGTATGACTATCACTTTTCATAGGATTAAAAACCGTAATTAATCCTGCACCAATATTTGGCAAGTTATCTTGTGAACCAGAAAAAATCCTAACTGCTTGGTCGTCTTTACTTGCAATATCAAAAACATTTCCACCTGAAGAATTATCATCTTGTCTTTCTCTATGAGACATCTGGTCTATTGATGTTGAAAAGTTACTGCCGTTATCTGGTGATAATTGAAAATGACCATCTGTTGCTGTACCATTTGCTGACGACATATATTCAATATAAACCTCATATATTCCATAAGTCGCTGTAATAAGAGTATTATCAAAATTAAGAGTAGCAGTATCAGAGGTAATTGTTGTTGTATTTAACAATACTCTACCTGAACCTAGCGTTAAGTTATTTGCGATTCTTCTTGTTATTGCTCCCATATTCCTATCCTAGATACCTTACTACTATTTCTGCTCCGTTAGCCGGCGCCGTTGCGAAAGTTAATGTTGTTCCTGAAATTGTATAATCATCTGTTGGTACTAAACAAATACCATTTACAAAAACTAAAACATCATCTACTATTCTATCTGCTAATATTGTTATTGTTGTATCTGAACCATCACCTGTATTTGATTTGTCAGTAGTGATGAATAATCTTGTTTGTTGACCAGTTTGAAAATCAACCATGTGACCCATTTTAGGATGAGCAGTACATTGATAAAATAAAGGAGTTGGTGTACTATCATCAAATTCAATTTGAGTATATGCACCTGCACTACCAGCTGTTCCTACAACTGTAACACCTGTTGACATCTCTCTATTTTTTGCTACATCATGGTAAAATTTTAATGGGTGACCACCGTTTGATACATCTGATTGGTCAAATCTGTAAGTACCTCTTGATAGAGTTAATTGAGGAGATTGGTCGCCATCAATAACATAACCATTTGATGAACCCTCTCCAAACCAATAGTGTTCATTTGTTTTAGCAGCTACCGTAACGGTAATAATTTGATTTTGCGTATTATAATCTGGTGAACGGTGAGAAATATATTTTGCGTCTCTAACAGGAGTATTACTCATTTCTAAATCAGTACCAGCAGTATGTCCTGAGTCAGTTATTGTAATTGTTTTTGTTGCACCTGTTCCTGAAGCAGTTACACTAGAACCAACAAAGTTTAGTGTTGTAGCTGCTGTTGATAATGCTGAGCCTTCTTCTTGTACTGTTAAAGAAGAACCGGCAGTACCTGGATTAAATCTACCTTGTGCTGAACTCCATATTAATGCTTGACCGTCTGCAACACTTGTTATATTAACATTTGATAAATCACCTACTGAAGCATTTTCATTTATAAGTTTTGTCCAACCACCTGCGTCTGCAACATAAGCTTGATTGCCTGTTGTGTCATATGCAAACATACCTTCGTAAGTTGTTTCACTTGGAAACGCACCTGTACCGGCAAAGTTAAATCTAATTTTTGAACCTGAAGATGTATTATCAAATACACCTGTAACATTAGCAGATGGAATATTTGTAATTGTGTTATCTGCACCACTAATAGTTTTATTTGTAAGTGTTTGTGTATCACTTGAACCTACAACTGCACCTGTTGGTATTGCTTTTGCTGAAGCAGAACCATCTAAATTTCCTGAACCATTTGACAATACAAAACTTGAAGCTGCAATACCTGAAATAGTATTATTATCAGCACTTAATGTTTTATTTGTAAGTGTTTGAGAAGCCGCTGTGTCAACTAAAGTTGCGTTTGAAATTGCTGTGTTAATTTCAGCAAATGTAGCTGAAAGTGTATTATTGTTACTTAAATTAATTGTTTTGTTTGTTAAAGTAGCCGCACCTGTAGCAGTCAATAGAGATGAAGCGTCAGCAGAAATGGTTAATGTGTTACCTGATAACACACTAGTGATAGCACTACCACCTAAAATTTTTAATGTTTCACCATTGGCAGAAATTGTTGCTACCGTAGATGAATCATCAGCAATTTTAATAGTACCATCAAGTGTTGTACCATTACCTAATGCTGTATAAATTTCGTTAAAATTGAGGTTTATCTTATTAGCACCGTCTCGGAGATTATCACCTGTTCCGTCGTTTGCGTTAGTACCTCTACTTATTACTTGTTTTGTCATTTGCCTCTATCTCTTTGTACTATTTATAAACATTTTATGATGTTGTTTTATCAAATTTAGTTGTGTTACTATCAAATCTAGTTAATGTGTTACTGAATAAATCAGCGTTTGTTCCTATTTCACAAGGAAACGCATAATTCATCTTAATTTTCTTACCTATTTCGTTAGAAGTAAATAAAAATATAGGTGTTTGTTGTCCATCAAGAGCTGTTTTAGTACCTTGTATTTTGATATTACTTAAATTTTGAAATGAGTTTGCATTAGAACCAATAGCTGTTTGACCAAAAGCACTATTAACATATCTATTTAATGAACTAAATCTAGGTCCACCGTATGCATAACCACTTCTAATATCATGTACAACTCCTGCACCGTCAGTAAAAATATTCCTTGGTCTACTTAAATAATCTATTGATATTTTTT